AATAGCGGCGAAGTGTTTTGCGGAAGGTCTGCCGCAGGAACTCCAGCAGGAACTGGCGCGATCAGTGGCGCAGCGTCCTTGTCTGGCATCCCTGCCGACCTGAGAATCTGGTCAGCCGACTGCGCTAGTTGCGGCATCATGGCGATTTCGTTTGCCGCGCGGGTGGCCGAGAAGAACCCTTCAACGGCCTTGGTAGCCGCTTCTGCCGCCACCTTGCTGACTTGCGCATCAATCAGCGGCTGTTGCTGCCTGATCTTCTGGATTTCCAGTTCCGTTCGCGACTTCATGCGCTCCTGCTCGACCGCATCCTGAATCATCTTCTCGATCTGCTCTGGCGAGGTTGAGCCGGCCGCCGCCTTGATTTCGCGGATTAGGTCATCGCGATTCGGCAGGTCCATCAATGCCAACATGAACGGCAGTGTGACGCTCTGGAATTGCGGCGGCATGACCTTGAACGCTTCGCTCATGGCTGCGAGCTGCTGCTGTTTGAATGTAGCGGCCGATGGCACGTCATCAATGCCGACCGTCAGCGCCACGCGGGACACGTCGTTATCCAGATAGTCGATACCGTCTTCGTCGGTCTGCGGCGTGTTGAGCGCGATCGTGCGGTCTTCCACGAGCCCGTTTCCGCTCAGGAAAACTTGCTCTTGCTTGCCGATGGTGTCTGCGATGATCAGCGCCAGCAGCAATTCGCCCACTTCCGTGCGCGCCGTCTTGAAGTTGTCCAAGACATCGGCGAGAGACTGATTGCTCTGGTCGACTTGGCTGTTGAACTGCACGCCGCTGGTAGTGTTTGAATTCTGGCCCTGAAACTCCGAGTAGATGCCGCCGACCCTGCGCAGCGCCTCGCGCGAGTCCGATAACCTCTGGAATTGCTGCGCGGATAGCTGCAGGTCCGTCTCGACCTTGAATATACCGCCGTCGCGCATTGCTTTGGCACTGAGGATGATGTCAGCGTCTGGCCGTGCGACCTCTTGCCTGAATTGTTCATCATCGCCAACCACTGCGCCCTCTGTGCGCTCGACGCGCCTGGCAGCCAGCATCCATTGCAGCTTTGAGTGCAAGGCGTTGACTTGGTCCTGCAGATAGACCATGCCGCGAGCCAGGCCGAAAGGCGCGCCGGTACGGTCCTCGCGCATAGCCCAAAACGGTACATACGGGAATTTGTTGTGCTTCTCGGGGTGATCAACGTCGGCCAGCTTGTGAGGCCCGAGCCACCATGACAGGCGAACGCGAGACACCAGGGCCTGCTCGACAGACACAATCCCTTGCGCCACTGCAACGACATGCGCGGAGTTTTCGCGGTCGAACTCCGCCACACGGCCATCGGGCGAGCGAATGACGGTCACTCGATCCCACCGACGATACCAACATTCGCAGATTGCCACGCGATTCTGCGCGGTGTTGCGCCAATTCATTTCCTCGATTGACCATTCGCGTTCTTGCTCTTGACTGTACGCCAGGTCAGGCAGCATTCCGCCGTCGTCAATCGAGTGCCCCAATCCGTAGTCAGACCATGAGCTGACCGTATGGCGAATCAACTCTCTATGCTGAGGAAATACAAGCTCTGGGATTCTCTTGTCGAACCATCGACGGCGAATCATGTAACGCGCATCGCTCATGTCCGGCTTTGCAAACCAGTCCCAGAACATCTCATTGCGCGGCACTTGCTCGACACGATACGGGTAGCGGAATGGGTCTTCCTCGCGACCGACATAAACCCACCCGATGCCGGGGCCAATCTGGCTTTTGAATGCTTCAGAGCACGCAATATCGGCCTTTGACCTCTGTTCGGCTTGGTGCAGCTTGTAGTTTAGCGCGTCGGCCACATCAGCACTGTCTTCCTGCGACTGCGGCCTTACTTTCCAGTCTCCGCGGTTGCGCACTTCCATGCCAAGCACTGACGCGAGCACCGGCCCCATCAGCGGCTCGATTGCCGGCGGGATGCCAAGCGTCTTCATTCGCTGCAGGATCTCGGCGTCGAGCTGATTGCCGTCGATGTAATCGGCCTGACGGTCAGCCTCGGCGCGCCAGGATGGCTGCTCCGTGATCTCGGTCCATATTGCGGTGTATTCGTCTAGCGATAGCGGTTGCGGATTAGCCATAGTCAATCAATCCTCATATCGCCGTGCTTATACCATGCTTGGTGCATTTTCAGGCGCGCCAGCTTGCTGCTTGTCTGGCTGGCCGTCTGGCCGGCGTTCCGCTTGGCGTGCCGGTGGCCAGAGCATCGAGCATCACGATTGAAGCCAGACCGAACGAATCGGCAGCGTTACTTGACCAGTCGTGCTCCGGCCCCAAGCCGCAATTGCGCGTCTCGTCTCGCCTCTCGTGATACCAGCCTAGAGCCTCTACGCCGGGCATACAGCGCGGGTCAATGGCACACTGAGGAAGCAGGCGGCGGACGGCCTGTACGCGCGCCATAGCAGCCCCAGGGCCTTGATTTTTGACCACTGTCACGTCGTATCCGGCCTTCTCAAGCTCCGATTGATATGTGACCTGAAACACCTTGTCGTGTTGCACGCCGTCGTGCGGCAGCCAGAGTTGCACATTGGAGCCCGGCTTGTATCCTCTGCTGTGCAGCCACGCGACATGCGCTGCTAGCGGCTGGCCGACAGCCTCGTAGTAGTCAATCACTCCGATGGTCCGGCCTACGCGCTGCACTGCCCATATCGAGCACGCATCAGACGCGGAGCCAGTCCCTCCAATGTCCCAAAACAGGTGCACGGTCATCAGCGGGTCAATGGGGACCGAGCACAAACGGCCATCGGCGCGCAATGCGGATAGCTCGCGGGTGAAGTAGGCGCCTTTGTGAGCCGTGGCGTATTCGCCTTCCCAGATATGCGGATAGCTATCAGGGTCAATGCGTAGGCAGTCGGCGCGCTCCTGGTCAGTCTCAGGCGTCCTGAACGGGTTGTCTCGCCAGTTCGCGCGCACCACGACTGAGCCGGTCGGCTGTTCGTCGCCACGCAGGAACACGTCAATTGCATCGGTCGGCCGGCGCGGGTTCCAGCTGGCCCATATCTCGGCGCCAGCCACACGCTGAATGGTCGGGCGCAGCAGGGTCAGCGAACGCTCGCTGATGGCTTGGGCTTCATCAATCCAAGCGACGCGGAAGCCCTCCAGCGATTTGACCGACTCTGCCGTGTGGTTTTGCATCCCTTGGAAGATCAGCAGTCCGTCGCCAGGCGCTTTGATGCGGTCCTCGTAAACCTTGAAGCGCGACCCAAGCCCGAGCCGGCGTATCTTGTCCTCGATCAAGAGCTTTGACGAGGCCGACAAGGTGCGTTGCACTTCACGGACACAGACCGCGCGCAGCCCTTCACCGGCTCGCTCGCCAGGCGATGACAAAGCTTCCTCGACCAACCGTTCCGCGAAAAAGTGTGACTTTCCGCTTGCTCGACCGCCGTAAGCGCCGCGGTAGCGCTTTCCCGGCTCGATCAGGGGCACAAACACTTCTGGCGTATCCAGAACGATGTCTCGCTTTTTCATTCGGTCGCCCGAATCACGCGGCGAGTGATTGTCTCGATGATGTCGTCAGACGCAGAACCCTTGTCCATGCCGAAGGCTTCGCGCTCTGCGGTGATCAGCTTGCACAGCGTTTCAGACAGGTTTTTGAGAATCGAAGCGCGCTTTGCCAGTTCATCTCCCGAGCATTGATCTAGCTCTGCCTCATATTCGGCGGCTCTTGCCCTGAATCGGCGGATGTCTGCGCGGTGGGCCTTCTGAACAGCCGCTACAGTAGTCGCCGCAAACTCGACTATTTCTGCATCCGATGCCCTTTTTTCTGCCTGGTTTAGTTGAGCGTTTAGCGCCTCGCTGTTTAGCTTCGCCTCCGCTTTGATTCTGATTCGAGCAGAAAGGTCTCGATCCCATCCGTTCTTCTTTGCTACCTGCGAAATCCTGCCCTTGCTAATTCCGTGAGCACCTCCAATTTCACTGAGCGTTGCTTGCCCTGCGCGGTATTCGCGCTCTACTGCTTCCCAGTCCACAACGGATTGACTAGACATATCTATTCTTCAATCTGCACCAGTAGAGACTCAATAGCTATTTCTCTAAGGTCATCGTTATCAAGGGAAAACCACTCTCCGCGAACTCTTTTGTTTGCAAACTTGTTGTGCAGATATTTCTCGGCTGTTCTCATGTTTGGAACAAAAAAACAACACGCAACACATACCTGAAACGGAGAGGAACATTGATGCGCAGAAAATCGGTGATTAAACGCTTTTGCCATGCCGATTTTGTAATATCTCTCAACGCTATCTAAATAGATGACGTAGATAAACCCTTGCTCGCTAAACTCGTCCTCCTCAAGCACAACAGGCTTATCAGCTTTGGCTTTGATCTTTGCTGATAGGTCGCGCGGCACTCCAATTTTGACAAAGTGCTTGCGGATGGCGGCTTGAGTGATCGGCTGACCAGTCGCCGCCGTGTATTCGGCGGCCAACTGCGGAACGCTTTTCAAGCCTTCTCGCCATCCAGGCTCAATCCTGCCGTAATCGACTGTCCCCGGAGCAGCCATCATCCCATCCTAACGATTAAGTTACGCAATAATGCCATGCTTGGCGATAGCTTCAAACAATGATCTGTTGCGATGTTTGGTCCGCTAATG